CAGGTATTTCACCGCCCGATCCACCGCCGAGGGCAGCGTGGCGATGCTCGTGCTATCCCCATCCGGCTGGCGCAACGTCCGCACTGCTAGATCGCGGTTCCGCTGCACCAGCATGGTGAGATAATCGAATGCCGCTTCGACGCTTTCGGCAGGCAAACTGTCGTTTTCCACCAAATCGATTTGTTGCTGGGTGGCCGCTGGATCGCGGTAGATCGTCCAGCGTACCGTGACGGGAAAGGCGAGCACGGGCGTGACGGTGCCCCCATTGCTGTAGTGGCCCAGGCCGTCAAGAGTACCCGTAATAGTGTAATCGGTCGTGAGGGAGAGAGTGGTTTGCGCCCCTGTGGCGACAATTGTTTCGACCACGACCAGATCGGCGGCGCTGAAGAAGGGGAACGACACGGCCAGGGGAGTCAGTGCCCCCGTGCCGTTGTAGGAGACCCGATTACTGGTGGATGCGACGGTCATTGCCCCTCCCTATAGTCCTTGCGGAGTGTACGTTATTGGACGCTCGATGTCCATAAATGTTATCCTGTTCATTTTTGCACATTCCCTGTTGGCTGCAACGACTTCTGAATCGCCTCCACCGCCTTCTGTATGACGGCGGGATCTTGCCCAGCGAGCAGTTTCATCATCGCCAGATCGCGCGACTTCTTAAATACCTTCTCGTAGATTTGCCGCTGAATCATCGCGGGCTGATGATCCCACCCATCGCTGTTCACGATTTTGGAGAGTTCCTGATAGGCGAGCTGACCGGATTCGGTGGCAAACACATCCTTTTGTGCGGGCGTAAGTTGTACCTTATCGAGTTTCCCAAACTGATGGCCAGGAATCACGTCAAGATTTTTAGGAATATCCGGTGTCGCAAATCCCAGCCGGCTCGCTTCGGTGCGGACCTTATCGGTGGAGGCCCCAGAGATCGTGAACGGCGACCCGATCCACAACCGTTCAGGCGACGCAATCGGCGCCCCAAACAGATCACGCTTCGGCATCAACCCTTCACGCATCGACGGGACGCGTGCGATCATTGCATCACGCATTCCGTGAATCTCGCGTACCAGCGGGTCCATATCGGCAGCGGTCTGCCCCACAATTGCCGGTACGACAGACCCCGCCAGCGATTCAAAATAGTTCTGCCCATAGCGACTGGGATCTTGCAGCACGTTCACCATATTGGTGGCCCCGGTCATGAAGGTCTGGTTGCTCACGTTATTCGCAAAGGCAAAGGCCAGCATCCGCGCCCATTGATCACGCTCATCGGAGGTCATGTAGTTCCAAAACTCATGCGCGTCCACGGTCAAGCCAATCAACGGCCCAAGCGGGGCCATGCGGAGATACCCATCGACGTACTGCCCATTGATCTTGATCGCATACGGCTTCCACCCAGCGGCACGATCGGTCGCGCGCATGCGCTTATCCGGCGTGCCATTGCCCGTGATCACGCCCTCGGAGGCGGCAGCCATCACGGCGGTCATCACCATCGCGCCGGTCATCACTTCGGCCACCGCTTTATCGCGCCGTGCCCCACCTGCTGCATAATCTTCCCGCCAGTCCTTCACGGCGAAGTTGAGCCCAGGCGTCATGCGCGCCGTTTCCTTAAAGATGTTGCCTGGCGTGGTAATGAACGGGAACATCCATTCGAGATGCCACTCGCTCACCATGCGCTGAAAGGCCTTCCCACCCGCACCCAACGGCTTGTTGAACGTGTAGCGCAATGCGGCCGCTTGGGCTTGCTCAGTCATGGCCTCGGTGGGGTTGCTGGCGAGGTCGCTGACACGCTCAAAGAAACCTGAATCCGCCATCGATCGGCCTTCCGTCAACGCTTGCCGTGTCGCCAAGGCGTACAGTTCCCCACGTTCATTCACCGTTTTGAGCACGGCATCTTCAGCCGAGAGTGCGCGGAATGGAATCCGCACCACCTCACCCGCAACGCCAGGAATCTTCGGTGCGTACTGCTCCGTCTTGGGGCCGTAGATATTTTCTCCGGTGCGCAGGATCGCACCAGCCACCTTCATCCCGTCGTAGGTGCCCTTGAGCATGCCGAGCATGCGCGCGGGAATCTCCGCCATCTGCACACGATCTTCTCCGCCACGCATCGCCCCTAGCACCGAGGCAATCGCTTCCGTCGGCAAGCGCAACGTCGTGAACGCCGCCGTGGAGAGGAAATTCACTTCATGCGTGCGTAGCCCTGAGACCAGCCCCGCCTTCCACGCTTCCACCACTTGCTCCCAGGTGGTGGCCTTGGTCGCATCCTTCGCAAACTTCACAGCCTGTGATGGGTCATCGTACTCACCCAGCATCTTCACCAACTTCTGCACGTTCTCCGCTCCTCCATAACTATTGACCGCATCGATAATCGCCTGCGAGCGATCGGCTTCGCGCTTCGTGGATTTCAACGCATTGAGTGCCCGTGCCACATCGGTGCGTTGCCCCAAGAAGGTTGCTCCGACATTACTGACACGCTCGACTTGCGAGAGAAACGAGGCGAGTTCTTCCGGTGTGGCGGCATCACCCTTGGCGACGAGCGCCGCGCGAGACCGCATGAGGTCTTCGGTAAACCCCAACGTCAATTCCTTGCGGGCCAACAATTGTGCCGTGGTTGAGGGGGATGGTGTGCCACCTTCAAGGAACGCACTCACCGTTTTCGGATCAGACTTGAGCAGATCGGCCAACACCTTCGCCGCGTCCTGCTGCGACTTCTCCCAACTGCGCGGGCTCTGCTGTTGCTGATTGATCTTGTCCTCATAGATCGTGGAGAGCTGCGACAGCGCCGCCTTGGCCTCGTCCGTTGTTTGAATGCGGTTGTAGTTCATGTGCGTGGGGCGCGACGGCTCATTGGGCATCTGCGGAATCTCCGCAAACGGCTGCGCCATGAAGGCTTGCGCTTGTGATTTCTGCTCGGGTGTGAGCATCGGCGGTTTCCACGCCTGCGCCTGCGTCGGCGCCGTCGGTTCGTCCTCAATCCCTTGTTTGTAGGCATCCGGGATGCGTCCGTCCAGCACGTCCTGCCACACGCCCGCGTTGCCCTTGACCGCATCGCCCGTGACATGCTGCGGCGGGATGCCGGTTTTGAGATAGATGTCCGTCAGCACCGTCTTGGGTGGAGCCGCTGCCCAATTGGGCAACACCGCTTTCGCCACGCCCAATACGATCGCGTTATCAATCAGCGATTCTGGTGTCGGCGCATGACCTTCAAGCCTCGCACTCACTTCCGTCAAGGTCGCCAACTCAGCGGCAGTAGGAAGAATGGCCTTCGCGGCTCCTGGCAACGCCGAGGTGGCCACACTCGCAGCCTTGCCAACGCCAGCAGTCGCGGCCCCCGTCATCCAGCCTTTCGCCGTTTCCCACATCGTCCCCGCTACACGATCGGCAAAGTCTTTGCGCGTGCTCACTTCACGGTTTTGGATGGCGTCGATAAACACTTTGCGCAAGCCCATCGGCAACGCGAACGCCCCGCCCATCGCGGTGATCGGGCTGGCTGGTCCTCCGCCGATCGCGCCGCCCGCAATCATCGAGGGAATATCCAGGGCCGTGGTGGTGAGGTTCGCGGCTCCGCGTAGATACCAGGGCGTCTCCTCGTTCACTTGCATCTCCGGCAATTGCCCTTCGGTGCCCTTGAGCGCCTCACGCCCCAGCGCCAGGTTGCTCCAGCCGTAGCCCGTTTGAATCGCCTCCATCAACGTCGTGGGAGCCTTCGGCGCTTTCGCAAGATTCGCGTGACCTTGTGCGGCCACAGGCGTTTGATTGAACTCTGGCGCTTGCACCACATTCTCTTTGATGTGTTGCGTGATCTCGGCATCGGTATAGCCTGTCGCGCGCGCCTCTTGCGACTGTTGGTTGAGGTACGCGTTCACCTCATCCTGGCTGTACCCCGCTTGAGCCGCTTCTTCAATCGGTGTCATTTCTTCAACCCAAAGATCTCATCGAGCGACTTGCGTGCCGGTGCCCCAGGCGCAGGCGCACTCGGTTCAGCCTGCGATGTGGACCCAAACCCCGTCGCCTGATACTTGCTGGACTTCGCCACCTTGCCAAAGTAATCTTTGCTGCCAGGATCAAACAGCGTGCGCGGGTCTTTGCCGTCCTTGCGATACTGCGTAATCGTTGATTCCAATTCACGCTGAAAATTGGCAAATTTCTCTGGTGTTGTGGGATCGCTATAGATCCCGAACGGACCAGGCTTCGTGATGAGCGGCTCCATGCCCTTCAAGAAGTCCGCTTTCTCTTTTCCGAACTGACTGCCTTCTGGCGAACGCGACTTGACCAATTCATCGCGCAAGCGGCCCATGTCCGTGTCCGAGAG